TTACCAATTGTCTTTATTGGTGGCAACCACGTTCTTTATCATTGACGATTTTAAATCAGAGATTAAGACTTTGATATCTCGGTCCATTTGGAACAAATAATAATTGAAGGTTTTCTGATACGAGATACCCATTGTCTTTTTGGTCGTGTTTATCATCTCTTCACAAGCGCCATAATCAGGTATTTTGTTACCACTGCCTGTATACTCGCCTGAATGATAGAAATTGGTTATTTCATATTTGTATCTGCCATCTTTTAGGTAAATAGAAATAGTATAATTGATGTAACCGCTGGGGTAATTCGCGCCCAACGCCTTATGATAAACTTGCATCAGCGCCTTTCCAATAATTTTTCCACTTTCCTTATCTTCCATCTGAACAACATTCAGAGATGATTTATAAGCTTTTGCAAACCATTCCCTGGCTCTGGAAAAGAGTTCTTGTTTAGTGATTGAACTGTCTAAAAACACAACTTCAGAATAGTTTATCTTTTTTGTTTCGCTGTCGATAGGAAGATTTGGAGTCTCTTTTTGCGCAAAACAATGCGTTGAGATAAATAGACCAAACAAAAAAAACATTTTTTTCATGCGGCTAAGTTTAGGGTTTTAAGTTAATTGTATAAGGCTTTTAATTATTCCACGACACTAAGTTCGTTTGGTTTGTAAACGCCAGTTACTTTGAAAAGGCGCCTTACATTATCAATCGCTATCTGAAACGGAGGATAACAATAACGCCCAGTTTGTGCTCCTGTCTCATATTTCATTGTATTATCACTGATGCAATCAAAAACACCAGTTGTTTGGTCATCATTCTTGTAAAAAAGTCTCTTTATCCAGAGGTCATTATCTTTTTCAATCAAATAAACACTTCCAGGGGTAATCTGCTTGTCATAAATTTCCCTTATGCCAATAATTGCTCCTGCTGGATAATTAGGCACCATACTATTGCCGCTGATTCTTAAAGCATACTGGCTACCTTTAAATAATTCACTTACGCGCAGGACTCCTTCATTCTTTCTTACTGGTAAAATTTCTCCAGTATTATATGTTCCAGCATGAGCTCCGATTTCATAATACATAAGGGTATCGGGTTTAGGTTCGGAATTTTTATTTTTTCTACGGGTTTTGATATAATCGCTTTCGTTATTAGCACTTGAGTTTGCTACCTCTTCAACAAACAGGCCCTTTTTGGTGAAAAAGTTAATCAATTTTTGGTTGTCCTCCGTTTTTGGTTTCCCTTTTCCAAACTCCCATTGCCCAATTCTGCTTTTGGGAATGCCTATTTCATCAGCAAGACCTTGCTGACTTAAATTTAATTTAATTCGTAACTCTTTGATATTCATTAGATAATTAAATTGATTAAAAAATTAATCAAAAAATTTGGATTTGATTAAAAAGTTAATCATCTTTGATATGTCAAACAAACGGCAACCAAACATACAAAAAAATGGAAAGCAACCTAGCATTAAGGAAGGAGAAAAGTGTGCGGCTTTCGAGGGATGAATTGAAAAAGTTGAAGGCATACCGTAAGGGGTTCAACACAGCCATTAGCTGTGCCGAGGCAATAGGTATTCCAAGAACCGTTTTGCTGCGAATCCTTCTTGTTGGTTCTGGATCGCCTGATAATATTTCCAAAGTAACTGAAGCCATTGGTTCAGCAAACAAATGAGTTCAAATCCAATTGAGCAAGAATTTTTCAAAATAAAATAATTATGGATCAAGCCGCTTCAAACAGATTAAATGCAATCGAGGCTTTTTGCCATGAAGTTCTTAAAGAATGTCACTCATTAAGAAGAGAATTGAGGCTGGAGGGTGTGTCTACACCAACCAGTAAAAAAAATCCGCTTAGCCAGGAAAAGGTTATGAAAATCCTTGCACAACGCAGGAAGCGGATGAGTAAAAAAGTAGTTCATTAAAATCATTTCAACCTAAACCAATGGAAAAAGAACTTATCACAATCGCTCAACATCTCATCGCAATTGTATGTGTATGCTCTGTAGTTTTTGCGGCGATGATTGGCTACGATCCAATTCTTTCAAAGAAAGCGCGAGAGTTTAGAAAGAAGCAAAAAAACTTACCCAAATGCTACAAGAATTAACACCGCAGCAGCTTTTGGAATTCCAGATAAAACATTACGAAGAGAGGTTGAAAGAGTCGACGAAGGTAAAGGAGCGAATGTTTTTACGAGACGAATTGCACCGAATTAAAAAATATTCATAGGCAAGCATTTCTACGGTTTAGGATTATTGGGGTTAAAGGCCCCGCTTATTCAAAGTGGGGCTCATTTTTAAAATTCAAACATCATGATACATTTTATCAGAGCATTCTTTCTAAAGATGTTTTGGGGCAAAGAAAAATACGCGTTTGACGAAAGAGACATCTACTTATAAAAATAGTTAGTGAAGGCACACTACTCAAAAAATGCTTAGTTCTTTTTCTCAGAATATCGAAAGCACGGCCGGAGTGGAAACCGGCCAAATACAGAAGTGGCTGAATGGCTTAAGCGAGAAATATATCAGAGCGAATTCGCAGCACAAGGACAAAGCGAATAGTAATGATTGATCTTAATGCAGGTTCGAATCCTGCCTTCTGTTCAACCATTTACACACGCAGAAGTAAGAGCGACCTTACGAGTAACATCAAAACAACGGATTAGCTACCCGGATTCTGCAGGATCGTTGAAATGTTATGTGGACAAAGCAAAAGCGGCATGACTGCAAAACGAGTCTATTGTTCGATCAAAGTGCCGCTCAGATTATCATAAGCAAACAAAAACGAATGGGTCAGGAGAGAGACCCAACAACAAAAAACTCAGCAGTTGCAATTAGCGTCTGCAAGCTTATCGGTAACTAAAAACTGTCATCATGAACAGCAACGGAGTGGAGATATCAAAAGAGCAAGAGAAAGCTATCCATAAGATCAAAATCATATCAATCGGTTTAGACAATGCGGTTTACGGTATTGATAATGCGAAAAATCAGGATGAGGTACAAGACTGGATTCGCGTTGCGAAATGCTTTCTCGAAAATTACTCACTCGAAAAATAACTACTCATAGCCCAGAGAGTATAATGAATGGCAAAAGGTTGACATAGGATGATGCGTTTTTTCGTTCAGAATTCAATTTGTGTCGCACATCTTATCAGACCTACTAAAAAACAAGCGCCGCGGTGATTGTGGCGAACATTCATCGCGGCTTATTTAAGACAATCGACATGGCAACATTTACCAAAGTAGTTGAAGCACCAGGAAGCACCACACAGCTTGAGATTATGTGTCAGGCAAAAACAGCTGAGGCAGCAAACGAATTGGACTATGTTGATTTTGACGTATTCGCTTTGGTAGAGAATAAACGTGTTGCGGAAATATCACTACAACTAAATGAATTGGGTGTGCTCGAACAGATAATCGACAAGATTGATTGGAGAGACATCTGACGATAAATAAAAAAGCGCTGTTGCAAGCAGCGCTTAAAAAATAAAAAACTAAAAATCAAAGGTATGAGTATTTTATCAATTAGGCCAGCAGTTAGAGGAGGTAGCAAAGGAATATTTGGAATAGCTGGCGTATCTGGATCGGGAAAAACATATAGTGCATTAAAGATTGCAAGGGGCATGGTTTCCCATCCTTCAAAGATTGGGTTCTTAGATACCGAAAACAAACGCGGATCACTATATGCAGACATATTGGATGGTCCTTTTATGATCGCGGATTTATATCCACCATTCTCGCCTAGAAGATACAGCCAAGCAATAAAAGAATTTCAGGACGCCGGTGTTGAGGTTTTAGTGATCGATGGCGTTTCTCATGAATGGGAAGGTGAAGGCGGTTGTGATGATATTGCAAATGCACCGCTACAAGCTGGCAAGAAAATGGCAAACTGGATAGGTGCCAAAAGAGAACATAAAAGTTTCATGAATACACTTCTTCAATGTAACATGAACATTATTTGTTGTATTCGCGCCCGCGAAAAAACAGATTTTAAAGATCCTTCCAAGCCGGTTTCATTAGGCATTCAGCCAGTATGCGAAAAGAACTTCATGTTCGAAATGACTGCTTCACTTCTTATGGAGAATGAAGGCAAAAAACAAACCTTCTTGAAAATGCCTTCCTTTTTTCACTCTGTCTTTGGAAACGGTAATGGCTATTTAGGGGAAAAGGTCGGGAAAGGAATAATTGAGTGGATCAATACAGGTGAAAAAGAAGATCCCGCAATTACAAAGATTAAATCAGAAATGCTAATGGCTTGCGAGTTTGGACTTGCAGGAGTTATAGCGATCTGGAATACATTGAAGCCTGCTCAGAAAAAGATACTGGAAGCTCACAAAAATATGTGTAAGGAGTCCGCTGAGGAATATGAACGCCAGCAGAAGCAGGCTGAAGAAACTCCTCAAGAAGGCCTAAGACAAACCCTATCCGAAAACGGCGCGCATAAAGTTGAATTACCATAATGAGCAGCATTTACAAAACATTCAACATTGATGAGCTGCAAGAGTTGCAAAGCAATTTCTTGATCAACAGTTGGAGTTATTCAAGAGTAACCAGCTTTGCCAGGAATGAGAAGGCATTCGAGATGCAATACATCTTTGGATTATTCAGCCGTAACTCCGCTACAACAATAGCTGGTCAAGCCTACCACGAAGCGTTGCAATACTTCTTCTTAAGTAAAAAGAACGGAAAGGTTTTGGACTTGGTAGAACTGGAAGCATCAGCCTTTCAATACATCGAAGGAGTTCCGGCAAATCGTTGGAAAATTCAAAAGACAACACCAACAATTGACGATTGTAAAGAGAAAGCGCTTAAAACAGTCTCAGCCTTGCTACGAAACTTCATTGGTGAGATCAACACATACTTAACTGACATCAAAGAAATCATTGAGGTAGAAGTTAATTGTGAGGAATACGTTGCTGTGAACGGGGTTGATATACCTCTTCCTTGTAATGCGCGAATAGACTTAGTTGTCAAAACAAACTCCGATAAAATCGCCGTCATTGACCATAAGTCAAAATCGGCGTTTACAAGCGAAGAAGAGATGGCGTTGTCCATCGGTAATCAGGCTATCACTTATGCATTGTGCTACGAAGAGAAAACCGGGATAGTAGTTGATGAAGTTTGGTTTGTTGAAAACAAATTTTCTCAGAACAAAGACAAGTCAGCTCAGTTGAATCTTTTCAGGGTTGAACTTGATATCAATACCAGGAGACTTTATGAAGCTCTGCTTTATGAACCATTGAAAAGAATGATCTCTGCTGTGAATGATCCAGATTATATATACCTGATCAATGATTCGGACAATTACGTTGACATGGCGGAACTGTACGACTTCTGGGCGAGAACAATGATCTCGGAGGTAGAGGATTTTAATGTTGAGGCATCAAAGAAAGATCTTGTATCACGGCGCCTTAAAAAGATAAAAGACTCTTCGGTTGAAATGATCGCTCCGCAAGTGATCAGAAAATTCAAAGACAACGCTGCATCATTTATTCAATACGACTTAAGCGATAAAAACATGACACAAGCTGAAAAAATTGAACACGTACTGAGAAGCTTCGGTACAATGGTAAAAGTGGCCCACATTTTCGACGGCTATTCAAGCAACACTTATTTGCTAGAAGTTTCTGCCGGTGTAAAAATATCATCTATTTACTCTCACCGTTTGGACATTGCAAACGCATTGGATGTTGCCAACGTACGTATTTCAAACGAGATGGTTGTATTTGAAGGAAAGTCATATTTGGCAATTGAATTCTCAAAGAAAAGAGAGCGTGACCTTCTCTACAACGTGGAAGAGCTTCGTGGTAGGAAAATTCCTATCGGAAAAGACAATTTCGGCAACGTGATTTTCTGGGATCAAGACAATCATTCTACACCTCATATTCTGACTTGCGGTGCTACAGGTAGCGGAAAGTCCGCACTGTTGATATCTATTATCAACTATGCTTTAGAAACTGATATCGATGAGATCATAATCCTTGATCCTAAATATGAGTTCCGCAAATACCACGATCAAAACAGGGTTTTCGTTTACAGCGAGATCATAGAGATCGAAGAACAAATGGCTAACCTGGTAACTGAAATGGAATCTCTCGTTAGAACAGGCAGGAAAAAAAGAACACTGATTGTGTTCGACGAGTTCGCAGATGCCCTCGCTCAATCTCGTAAAGGAGCAGAACTCGATATTAAAGAAATGGTTGAGGTTGGTCGTTATGCTCCAAAGAAAGGCCCGTTTGGTTTAATGATCGAAGGAGAGCCTAAGATGAAACTACAGACGACAGGCCAATATAAATCCCTTGAAGAGAACCTGAGAATCCTTGCACAAAAGGGTAGATCACTTGGTTATAGAATTATGGCCGCTACTCAACGCGCATCAGTAAAGGTTATCACCGGTGACACTAAAGTAAACTTTCCGGTTCAAATATGTTTTCGCGTTCCAAAAGAAGCTGACTCCCGTGTTGTAATTGATGAGGCCGGCGCAGAGTCTTTGGCTGGATATGGTGACGGGTTAATTAAGTCGCCAGAGTACCCTCAAACAGTGCGCTTCCAAGCTTTTTATAAACCTGAATAATTTTTTCATATGTCTGATAAATGTTTATTCCCAGGCTGCAATCGCCATCCGCAAAAGAACTCCTACTGCATAGGACATCGCATCTACGCATCAGGAACAGAGGTTAAAATGCCCAAAGAGCCAAACAAAGTTTCGGACAAGATGAAGGACATTAAGAAGGCGCTAAAAAGTCTTTATCCAGCATTTCTTAAAAGCCGGCCGGTCTGCAAGATCAAATCACCGGTACGCACTCATAAAGCGGATGTGGTGCATCATGACTCCGGAAGAGATGCAGATACAATTCTTGATCAAAGTACGTGGGTGGAATGCTGTGCGCCTTGTAATGGCTACGTTGAGGAGCACGATGCCTGGGCAAGAGAAAGAGGTTTTAAGAAATCAAGGCACCAAAAGAAAACACCAGCAGATGTCGCTTGACAACTTCATAGAGATCGGCAAGATACACGCGAAGCAATTCATGAATGATGAGGACACTTACAGAGACTTCCTGAATACAAGCGAAAGCGGATTGAATATGATGGTCGCAGTTTATGAAAGAATGGTAGGGCTTGGACAAATGGAAAGGATTGAAAGATTAGAAAGGCAATACAAAGAGGAAATATATGCAGATGCTAAGGAATGGAGCAAGGATCAGACAAAAGAAACATTGATCAAATTCTCAAAAGCCCTTTGGGCGCTAAGACAATTGATTTACTTAATTCAAAATAAATAAACACAATGGACAAACTACTCTTTCAGGACAGCCCAGAAAACAATCGGGTGCAATTTCTAAAAGATAACTGCGATATGATTGAAGAGGTCGGCTACATGCGCAGGTTTACTCAAGAAGAACTTACGGAAAAGAAAGAGCGCCTTTCGACGGTGGCAATTGAGATTAATGACATCGAGGATGAAAAGAAAGTGGAGACAGACAAGTTTAAGGTTCGGCTCAAACCACTCGATAGGGAAAAGGGTGTTCTATTAAAACATTTAAAAAACAAAACGGAATATGTTAAAGAACCGTGCTTCAAATTCCTGTTTCCAGACGAAGGGATGGCTGGATTCTACAATTCAGCTGGAGAGTTAATAAGCAGCCGTCCATTACTTGCTGAAGAGAGACAAAAGGTTATTCCGTTTAGAAAAACCGGTACCGGAAACTGATTTAATCATTTTAAAAAATAAAAAATCATGGATGACAAAAAAATCGTTGTAAATGTAGTTGACAATGGAACAGGTGCAAGTCTTACAATTCGGGAAGGCGATGCTCCTAACATTCTTGAAACAAAACCTCCAATTGCAACAAATCTTTCCGGGGTAATTGGAAGCCCTGTTGAGTTTTTGACCAAACGTATTTCCGAAGGTGATCAGATTAATCAAAAACGCTGTCATGTGATAGTTGACCGTGCAAATGTGTCCATCACGTTGAATACAAATGAAAATGATGCTTATCTGAAAGGAACAGTGAAAGGTAAGTTGGAAGAGCATCCAAAGTTTGTTGAGTTCGGTATTAACAAAGGCAAGAACTGGCAACCTCACGATCTTGGACAATTTTTCAAAATGAACCGTGCGTTCTTCTTCGACCAATCAGAGAATATGACATTGGTTACAAAGTTGAAAAATTTCAGCGCTGACATCAATACGAAAGTGGAAAAAGAGAAAAATGAAAATGGCAGCTTTAAAGACAATTATTCTGCCGTTGTTATTAGCAATGTACCTCCTTCTTTCAGCCTTAAAATTCCTGTTTTTAAAGGTGTGCCGGCAGATACCATTGAAGTTGAATTTTCTGCCTCAATCAATGGGAGAGAAGTTTCTCTTCAGTTGTTCAGTCCTGGAGCAAACCAACTACTTGAAGACTTGAGAGATCAGTTGATCGACGAAGAAATCAAACAAATCAAGGACTTGGCTCCAGATATCGCAATTATCGAGCAATAATATTTACTAACAATCTAACCCATTAAAATGAAAACAATCGTACCCTTTGATACATCCTGATCGATAGCAGGTTCAACCTATCGTAAAATTTTTCCAAACAAATAAATAGCTGACATGGAGAAACAAACACGGCACCTGGCCGGTGGAACGGCCACCATAGATTTTCTGGCCTCGCGCAATACAATGGTGAAGCCGGTAATCGTAAAGGAGACGAAAGACTATTACGAAACCGCAGATGGAAAGCAATATGTGAAAGACACTTTCAATCGTCTGTTCAAGCCTCCGAAAGGAAAAGTAAAACCCCGGCACAAAGGAGACAATCCGGATAAAACAAAGGATTGGATGAAATGAAGAAAACAGAATGCATATGCCACGAATAAGAACGATTAAGCCAAGGTTTTGGGACGATGTAAAACTGGCAAAAATTAGCAGAGATGCAAGATTGGTTTTCATAGGCATGTGGAATTTTTCAGATGATTTGGGTGTGATTGTAGCAGAATCTATCTGGCTTAAGTCAAAGATCTTTCCTTACGATGTAATACAGGTTCAACAGTTTGAAAAATGGTTAGAGGAGCTTGTGAAACATGGATTTATTAGTCTGCTATCTTATAAGAATGATAGATTCTATTATCTGCCAAACCTCACTCGGCACCAGGTAATTAACCGACCAAATTTTGATGATGTAAACATTCAAAAGGCAGACCTGCAAAAGCTTTTAGAAGATTCACTGAATAATCATGGAACAATCAATGAAGGATCAGTGCAGGAAAGGAAAGGAGGGGAAGAGGAAAGGAAAGGAGAAGAAGGAGCGCAAGCGCCGGGTGAGGAAGGAGAAGGAATTAAGGGTACTACAAAAAATAATTCCTCAAACAACCAAAGTTTAAAATCAGTTCCAGGGACTCCGCGCAAAATTTCGAATCCTTTTTCTGAAAGTTTTCTGGATCGGTGGGAAGATTGGAAGGAATACAAGAAAACAGAATTTAAGTTTCAATACAAGAGTGAGAAAAGCGAACAGGCAGCATTAAGTGAATTACATGCCATTTCAAAAGGAATTGAATCGGACGCAATCCTAATCATTCAGCAAAGTATGGCAAAAGGATGGAAAGGATTCTTTCCGTTAAAAAATCTAAGCAATGGAAACTCTCAACAACAATCTACAGGTGGTGCACGCGAACGGCAAACAAGAGCTAGCGAAGAGATGTGGGATGAAATTAGAGAGCTTCAAGAACTTAACGCCCGAAGATCAGGATCTAATAGTTCTGAAATATTCGGCACCAGCGTTTCTGCATCTGACAGACAATGAAAAGGTTGAATTCTGTGCTTCAATTCTGAAAAGAGCGTCCGTAATAACAGGGTGGGCGGTGCCAGAAAAAAAAGAAGATCGTCAGCTACTTTACCTCGAATTTACCTCGTTCATGAGCGAATCATTCAAGTTGTTCAATGCGGAAGAGGTGGCTTACGCTATGCGCAAATATGGAACTGGAATTAAAGATTGGGGGAAGTCGTTAAATCTGTCTTTGGTCCGTGAGGCATTGGATGAATACCAGGAAGAAAGACTTCGGGCAAGTCGAATCGAAGAACAGGAAAAAACAAAGCCTTTACAACTCACTTCTCCTGTGCTTGAAGAAATTAGTATGAATGAGTGGGTTGAAACTTCACGCAACGCGTTTCTGAGCGGCCTAGTTTCAATTGAATTACTTCCCGTGGATGTTTACTCCTTTCTGGAAAAAGAAGGGCTTATTAAGCTCGACAACGCGAAAAAGAAATTGATGAAAGAATCAGTTTCGAAAATGGTAGAGGCGAGAATAAAAACTGATATCGAATTCGCCAAGTACATCAAGACTATTGACCAGGAGCAGTATATCAGAAATCTCTGCAAAAAACACGCGCTGGCAGAATACTTTGAAAATACGCGTGAAACCAAATGAACTATAGCTTGGAGAAGACTAACGCAAATGCTTGCCTTAAAAAAGCATTTACTAACTAACAAATCATCAGAAGATGGGAACAATTAATGAGATCAGAGCGGGATGAAAAAAATGCACTAAGTGCAAGGAGACAAAAGAGCTCAAACAATTCAACCGGAAAATGACTTCACCGGATAGTAGGTCTGCAGAGTGTAAAACCTGCTTACATGGACGGTACCTGGTGAAGAAGGCAGCGAGAGTACAAGATCAAATGTTCAAATTTTATTAGCATGAAACATCAAAGCATAATTACGCAAATCATGACGGCTCACCGCTTCGACAAGAAGGAGAATCCTTCATGGCCTGATCATCCAGCAGCGCAAGCTGGAAAGGTAAGTATCGAAGTAGGAGAGCTGATGCAAGCCGCAAACGATTTCAAATATCATCGAGGGAAGGAAAAGGATGAGCAGGCGGACCAGATCAGGAAGATGAGGAAGGAGGCAATTGAAGTAGCGGTGAAAGCAATCCGCTTTCTTGAAAGCTGGGAAGATAAATGAAGATCGACGCTCAAAATATTCTTCTCAACCAGCTATTAGCTGAGAATCCGGGTATCACCCTCAAAGAGTTCTTAGAGATCATCACGGAGATAGATGCTATTACACAAACTGAAAATTATGCAGCAAGATTTATTCAATCTAAATCCCATTACGCCGAAGAAGCCTGAACCAGGTATGCGTTGCAGAAACTGCAAGCACATCTACAAGCACCAATATGGAAAGATGTTCTATTGTAGAAAGCAGCGGCAGAAGAATACTGCATACGGGAATAAGAAAATAAAGGCTAATGATGCAGCATGTCCAATGTTTGAAAAAAAAGAGAATTATGGAAAATGAAATCTGGAAATCAATTGTGGGATTTGAAAATTATTATGAAATCAGCAATATGGGGAGGGTGAAAAGGAAACAAGGTTATGTATATGCTGGTTCTGGTAGATTTCGCGTGCAAAAAGAACATATCAGTTATGGGAAAAACAAGGATGGTTATCGAGAAACCATGATTACTGTTATGCCATACAGGAAAAATCACCTCATACATCGTCTTGTTGCTGCCGCATTCATTCCTAACCCTAATAATTATCCTTGCGTCAATCATATCGACGGAAATAGGGCTAATAATCATGTTGAAAACTTAGAATGGTGCACTATTGCCATGAACAATCAGCATGCTCATGATACCGGATTAAATAAAACCAGAAGGGGGTACAAATGCAAACCACAAGATCATAAGTCATTGCGAAAGGCTGTCAATTATTTTGATGTCAACGGGAATTTCATACAACAGTTTGCCTCTAGTTGTGAAGCTTCCAGAATATTAGGCATTAGGCAAAGTGCCATTTCACAAGCAGCATTATCAAATGTTCAAAGGCCTCGAAAATATATATTCAAATATGTCCAAGAGGAAATTATTCACGTGGGCTGAATTAAAGCAAATGGCTTGTTATGAACGTAATAAGCATCTCTTCCCTCCGGAACCTGAGAAGAAAAAGAAAGTGCCGAAAGTAGAAGCTAAGAACTTGACAGAAATGAAGCAGTCTCTTCACATCCATGGCATTCCATATGAAACCGAGCACCGCTTTTATGAATATAGGAAGTTCAGGTTTGACATAGCGATAATGGAGGGAAAGATTGCGATCGAGTATGAAGGCATCTTCTCTGAAAAGTCACGGCACACAAACGTGAATGGTTATTCGGTGGATGCCGAGAAATACAATCTGGCTCAAAGCATGGGATGGAGAGTATATCGCTACACAGCCAAGAACTACAAAAACATGATTGAGGATTTGAAAACAATAATGAATTTCTGAAATGGCCGGAAACCAAGGAAACAATCGAATTGTGTGGCAGGAATGGCAGATCAAGTTCCTGCGTGAGAATTTCCAATCAATGACCGCTGGACAGCTTTCAAATTCACTGGGAATAGCTAGAACTTCTGTTAGGACCATGTATTACAGTATGGGTCTCAGTAAGCAGGAAATGGAATACTGGACGGACGAACAAGTTGCATTCTTAAGATCTATTTACAAACTCCTTGGAGATTCGGAGATCGCGAGAATCTTTTCCGATCGCTGGCCGAAGAAAAAAGGGTGGAAGAAAAAGCACATCGAAAAAAAGCGTAGTTATCTCTTTCTAAAACGTACTCCGGATGAAATCAGGAAAATAAAGATAAAAAACATTGAGGACAGTTGTTTCAAAATATGTCCCATCAAAGCCTGGGAAACAAGAGGCGGCGGAGCACCGGAAGGAGAGATTCGATTTTGGAAAATAGCCGGCGTTAACACTCCAGTCATAAAAGTTAATAATGCATGGGTTCATTGGGCCCGTCATAAATGGATTCAAACACACGGAGCCATCAGGAAGGGAATATTAGTCGTATTCAAAGATGGCAATCATCACAATCTCGAGATCACTAACCTGGAATGCATCACACGACGACAACACGCAATCAGGAACAAAACGAAGTTCAATCAGCTTCCGGAAGATTTGCAAGCAAGCATCAAAGCCATTAATAAACTGAAAAAACAAATCAAGAAATGCGAAACAAAATGACCGACCTCGACAATCACCTATTCGAACAGCTGGAAAGATTGAAAGACCCTGAGTTATCCGAAGATGATTTTAAAAAGGAAATGCAACGCAGTAAAGGCATGGTAGAAGTTGCCAGCCAAATTATTGAAAGCAGAAAGCTGCAGCTCGATGTGGTAAAACTAGTTGGATCTGGTCGATTGCATGAAGATGAAAGTAATAAACTTTCTTGGAGCGGTTCGAAAGAATAGCTTACCCCTATCTCATAACAAAAACTCCCGAATTCAAATAAAATTTATGAAACAAGTATTAATTATCATCTTTCTCTCTATCGCTGGCTTGGCTGCAAAGGCGCAAAATCTAACAGTTGACACAACGCTTCACATTGCAAGATCTGTTTTTAAAACTATCAAAGCGGAATATGTTGGCCCATGGCGTTATAAATGGACAGCCAACGACACAACTGTTTTGACAATGGATGATGACGGCAAAATAGTTATTCATGGAGATACAGCGTTAGCTATAAAAAGGGTTATTGAAACAATTAACAGGCAGCGAGAAGAAATTTCCGATTATATAAAAATGACCATTGCGCAGGGTGATTTACTGCAATTCCTAAATAATTCAACAGCCATGTTTAGTAATCCCGAAACTGAAAAGAACTTCAACTACTATTCCAAAAAATATAAAGAGGAACTTGCCCGGTTCGAAAAGAAATATAAATACCGGCCATAAAATTGCAATGCAGGCCCGCAAACAAAAAACTCCCACTCTCAAATAAAAAAGTATGGCAACATTACAAGGCTACTTAGTAGTAAAAAAGAAACTCCAACCATATGGAAAACTGTCAGCAAGATTTGTTCATAAAGCTCCCGCGCTGGCTAAGGACGAAATATCAATCAAAATTGAATGTAACATTCCCAATGAACTTTTTTCCAGACCGCAGCTAAAGTTTAACCTCAATATTCCAAAGGAAGCTATTCCGCAAAAGGAAATAAACGCTGAGGTTGTCGGAAATATTCAGGATTTGATACAGAAAAATATGGGCATAGAGGTGACACTTGTTGCCCAATAAAATAGCAGTTCCTTTTGCGAAACAAATACTTCTAATCTCAAAACAAAAATATGTGTCCAGATAATCGTTCAATGGAACAATGGATTTCAGAAGAAACAAAACGGCGCAAAACATCATGGTGGGGGCAAGCTTGTTATATACAGCCTGTAATACATACTGAAATATTTGGAGATGGTTTACAGCTGTGTTATTTAGGAACAATTGACCAACGTCCAGATTATTGGCTCATTCGAATAGATAGTTCAATCGACGTTGAGGCCGATGATTTCGATTATGAGAAACACTTATTGTGTCCTCTTGAAGATGAATTTGGCCGATTTCCTGAAACTTGGGTAAGTGATGGTAGAGAGTTTCAAAAGTTAAAGCGTGAAAGGCATTGGGAAATATCGGACTACGAAAATTACAAAGAATACTTATCCGACAGGAAATACCCACGTCTAAATTGGCATGGTGGTCATTGGGGTACCATTGTCAATAAGGGCCTCAAGTAACACTTCCATTCTCGAAACAAATACTACCAACCGCGAAACAAAAAATCATGATCACAGACATTGAACTTGATGAAGAAATGGAGATGCCAACTCCCTGCCAACATTGTGGCAAATGGTTTGACCTCAACGATGGCCACGGCTCAGAAAAATGGCACAAAGGCATCGTTATCTGTCCCACCTGCGGAAGAGAAGAGGAAAAGGAAATTGAGCGCGATGAAGAAATACAGGATCTTAAAAATGAGCTTTCGGATGCTGAGTACACGGTTAAATCTGTAAGAAAGCAGTTGGTTGATTATGGTCTGAAAGAATATAAACAGCCGGAATTATCATCTCTACAGGTATTTTCCATTGATGAGGTTCGTGAACTGATTAATCAATGGAATGACAACCAATTTACGATCGGCAAGCTGACAGAGATCCTAAACGAGAAAGCTACAGGTATGGATGCTTCCCAGTTTTACAAACTGGAATTGATAATCGAAGATCTTCCTACATCCGAAGAGAAAAAGGAAGCGCAAGAAGCTCTAAAATCATTACCACGTGTACCGAAACACCTACAAGAGGCTTTGGACAGATTACCAACACGAACAAAAGAAACCGTATGATAACACCACGCGGATACAGCAAAGACCCTTTCTTGATGCCTGATGCAATAGTCCTCACTCTTCCTGTCGCATTCTTTGAAGATCGCGGTATGACCACGGAACAGTTTAAGGAGATGTTTGAAAGCTGCATGCAGGAAGAAGACGCTCTTTGGAATTTCCGGCTAACCAACCTACCAAAGCATGACATTGCTTATGTGTACCTGGTCTTTGACAAGCAGATTCAATACCGATGCAATTTCGTTCAGTACGAACGCAACATGGCAAAGAAGTTCTATGATGCGCCTGATGAACAGGTTCGTTCTTTTCCACCGAGCAATTGGGTGCTATTCACTGGGCCAGTAGTCAAGCCGCCGCACGAGTGGCCACAGAAAGGTTTTCAAGGATTTCGATACGCAACGACATTGTTTTGAAGCCTACTTGTTCTTATAAGACTTCTTTTTTTGCAAGTCTGCATAAACCTTTTCTCTACTTGTTCCCACTTTATCAATTGAGTTTTCAATTTGTCTTAAAGTAAGATCAGGAAAGTTTTTTTTAACGACACCCATTTCTTTCTTGTCGTTTCGGTCAATGCGTTTACTATCAAGTGCCTTTTTGTTTTTATTATCTGACATAACAAAGGATTTTCTTAAAAATACAAACCACATTCAAAAAAGTCAATATGGATGAATTTACTAAACAAAACCTGATTGCCATAGGCAGGGAAGATCTCATTCTCTTTGATGAGATAAATAAAAGCGGTTATGCTGGATGTCTGCCATCTGGCGAAATAGTAGATCGCCGTGAATTTCCAAAGGCGATACCTGTGCAGGCAAATAGCATTTTTGGAATACCACAGCCGAAAGATTGGCCTCACAGCGCCATCACTGCAAATAAAATTGTCAAAGGAGTATGGGTTGCAATTTGTACGGCAATGATTCCTGTAAAAACAGAGATTACTATGCAAGGGACCTGCAGGCAGGATGCCATCGATAAACTAAAAAAATTCTTTGAGGAGAAATAACCTATGAAAAAATCCGGCATCAAATACCAGCTACCTGACGGCAGAGTAGGAATTGCCTACAGAAAGGATCAGGCTCTCATGAAAACAGGAGAAGTAAAGCTATCCATTGACAAAAACACCCACATAGTAATGAAGCTTTCTGAACTGAAAGTAGTAGGATTCGTAGATTAAAAATACTCACAGTTAAAATTAAAGATGATGGCAAATGAAGATCCCGTTATTATGGAAAACTTAAAAGAAGGAGAAACTTATTTGTATAACAGTTGGACAGAAGAAAATCCTCAATGGGTTAAAGCTAAGATACATTTTCATTGGAGAGGACAGCCAATGGTTGAAATTATGGAAGGCTTATTAAAAGGGAAGCAGTGGTATTTATTTTCAGATAGCAAACTAAAAAGACTATGCAATTAAACATAACAAAACATCACCCGATAATTTTTTCAACTCCAATGGTTCAGGCTATTCTCGAAGGGAGAAAAACGCAGACAAGAAGGACTGTAAAATTTCCTTTAACACATCCAGAATATCTCCTGTCGATTGGAGAGAACAATGAGCCTCCACCCGTTTCTTTTTGCAAATATGGATCTGTGGGTGACATTCTCTGGGTTAGAGAAACATGGCGTCACATTCACGAAGGACATTATCAATGGAAAGCAAGTTATCCGAATAAGGAAGGCCAAGCAGAAAGACAAGGGTGGAAACCATCTATCCATATGCCGAAAAAAGCTTGTCGCCTATTCCTAAAAATAACCAACATCAGAGTAGAGAGATTGCAGGACATAAATGAACACGACGCGGAATCCGAAGGAATTGAATTGGTAGAGCACAATTGCTTCAAGAACTATGACGACAGCAATCCTTACCAATTTATACAAGACCCAATCGGTAGTTTCCGATCACTCTGGCAAAAGATCAACGGCCTGGAAAGCTGGGCGGCTAATCCATGGGTATGGGCGATTTCTTTTGAACAAATAAATTTAAATGAAAATGAAAAAATGTCCTTCTTATCCAGGGTATAGTGTAAATGAAAATGGGGAGGTTTTTAGTCATCGAAAAAGGAAACCAGCTAATATAAATAAGCCTGGCGGATCTGTTGCTTATATTGATTTTTCATGCGCAAAGAAAATGTCGCCTTGTAAAAACAAAAAAGGGTATTTACAAGTGAGTATTGCCACGGATGGGAAAATAAGGCCAATTGGTATACATGTTCTCGTTGCGGACGCTTTTATTGGGCCTAAGCCAGAGAGTAGCGTCGTACGACATCTGGATGATAACTCAGAAAATAATCATCCAAGCAATTTAGCCTACGGGTCGCATCACGATAATGCTCAGGACAGAATTCATAATAAAGGCTACAAGGCCGGAGGAGATCACAAGAATGCAAAGCTAACTTTTGAACAAGCGGAAGAAATAAGGCAATTAAGAAAGCGAAAGATTGGGACAAAGGGGTTAGCCGACATGTTTGGCGTATCAACATCTACGATTGAATCTATTATTTACAACAAATCATACCTCAAATACTAGAATTCGAGAGAGTGGAGATGCCGGAAAACTTTATTTAAATGAAGTGTCACTACGTATATGATGAAATTGCAGGAAAGGTGTTAATTCCTGGTTGTTGGGCAGTAGTTCATCATGGCAATATGAAATTTTGTGAGTGTCGGAGCGAGAAAGAGCCAACGTACAAAGACTATGAAAATCAACAATACAATAAGGATATCAGGCAGAAGGATAAAGAAATAAAGGAACTGGAAAAAGAAGTTGCGCAATTGAATCGAACAATTAAAAAACTACTTAAAATAAAATAGAAGCAATGAAGGTAAAAGACCTAAAACAACTATTGGCAGAAGCTGACGACGATCTGGACGTATTAATTCCAATGAATGGAGAATTTGATGGAATGTTCAAGCATCCATGTGTAGAAGAAAGTGGAGTAACGGAACTTGGCTTAAATGAAGATTCAGATGAAACCAAGCCGGCATTCTTACTGGTTCCCTGTGGCTTTTTTGAAGAGCATGAAGGAGTGCCACCTGAACTAAATTAAAAAGAAAAAAAGGTAGTAAATGTTTTGATATTTCAAAACATTTACTACCTTTGAGATGTGAAGGTAAGTATCAAAGTCGTGGTGAAAGGTTTCAGAATCGAGATGACGGTCTCAGTCGCTGAAACGATAACGAAGTTACTCACGAAGTTTCTAAGTTAGCCACGCGGGGGAGGTCAGCCTCCCCCTACTTTCACTTTGATAAACTTGACAAAGTAAAATTATGAAAAAATTTAAGAAGTTCAGGGATGACTTACAGGAGCAAGGGCATGCTGAAATTAAATTCAGGTTCAGCCTTGTTCACGTCGTCATTCTCATTATCCTTATTGCATGGGCCATAATGCTCTTAAAACGATGAAAGTAATAGGAACTCGCGAAGCATTCGCAAAGATGTTAGAAGAACGTGGCGTTTACAAACAGCTGGACGTTTCCCGTAGTACGGTGGCAAACTGGAAAGCATATCTTGAAAAGGGAGAAAGCATCAGCCTTGACAAGATGGAGGAAATGTTGTTGAAGTATGGCGCCACAATTGCGCAGGAAAAGGTTTGGAAGCTGTAATTACTGACAGGATTTCACACAAGTATATTCAAATCAAGTGACACAAAGTCGCGAATTAGTCACAAGTAATTTATGGTATAAGATGTGTTCGTTCTGCCTAAACTAGATTATGTGTAATATTCCAGATTTTAGACATCTTTCGTTAAATACTGATCCTCAGGTTCAGATAAGGCACTACGTGGTATTGAGTAAGAATAAAGCATCCGTTCAAAACCCATCCATTGCTGCGATTTCAGAAAATGATCCAACCAAAGCTATGGGTACTGTAAAAGAAGTTGCAAAAGAATTTTTTGGGGTGAGCATTCCTTAGCTATACCACGCTTCAATAATAGCAGCTATTTGTTCTCCGGCACCAGGAAGATCACCGTCCTTTTGAGGTGCCCATCGCCATCCAGAGTTTTCATTGTACATCATGTATCCATAGAAGTATCTGCTTTTATCACCCAGATATTTTCCTAGTGATATTTGGTACACACGGGCATAGTCTTTTAAAACGCCGTTTTGATTGACTGTGAAATACCCATTTTCGAACATGGGAGATGCGTGTCCGGATAGAACTTTCCCGTCGACAGTTACTTGCAGAGGTATGGAGGTGCGGTGGAGTATTGGTTGGGAATGTCCGATGAAATTATTAAATTTCGAAAAGACTAGTTTAAAATGATCAATATTCCAGACTTCACATACTTGAATGGCGAACTTGCGAATGACGGAACGATATTATTCTACAGTATGCCAAAGAAAAACATTCATCAATTACCAGATTGGTTTGTTTGTCACGAGGCAGGCAGTATTGCTGCTTTTGCTGCTCTGTTAAAGAAGAAATGGAATCAACCCATCGATCCTGATTTTCTTAACAACTATTTTAATAGCAGATATACGAACTAATATTTTCAGTAATTTTTGAAAATTCAATAATTCATATTACATTGCTCTCACTAATCATTTTGAAACATAATAGTTTCCAGTGAGAGAAAAGAAAGTCCCAGCAAAAAAGAAGGTGGCTAAGAAGCCAAAGGAGAAGCCCGTCAAAGGGCTTTCGGCATTGGAGAAAAAGAAGAACCCACAAGGACGACCGTCCAAATACAAACCTGAATTTGACCGACTCGCTTACAAGCTCTGTTTACTCGGTCACACCGATGCAGAATTAGCCAAGTTTTTCGATGTGAATGAAGATACAATCCATGAATGGAAGAAGGTTCACAACAGTTTTTCCGAGTCCATTCTCGAGGGAAAGGAATTAGTTGACATGGATGTAGCTGAAAGTCTCTACAAGGGAACTCAGGACCGCATGGTCACTGAGCAAATTGCCATTAAGGTAAAGCGCGGAAAGGATAACGAAGAGGTGAAAGTCGTAGATGTACAAAAGTTTGTTCCAGGTGATTTTCGCAATCAGCAATTCTGGCTTAAGAATAGAAGATCCGACAAGTGGAGAGATAAGCACGAGATTGCTCAAACCGTAACCCAGCGAACAACTATAATAGATTGGAGTGATGATGGAACCAATGATACTCAGGCCAACGCCTAAACAAAGGGAGGCGAGAAAGTTAGCAGATAACAATCTCATCACTCTCTATGGTGGAGCTATCAGGGGAGGAAAAACATACTGGCTTATCCTGATGCTTTGGACGTTGGCAAAGAAATATCCTAACAGCCGGTGGGTGATTATCCGGGCCAGTTATGCAACGCTGCAGCAAACGACGATGGTTTCTTTTCAGTCGTTGATGGATTTGGGATTGCAAATTGACGTTGAAAAGTTTAATCAGCAGACGCATACGGTAACGCTTTATAATGGCTCACAAATAATATTCATGGCTGAGTCTTACGACATGGATAAAGAGCTGAACCGATTTAAAGGGCTTGAAATAAATGGTGGCGCATTTGATGAGATTAATGAGGTGCAGGAGGTAACATTCAACAAGGTAATTGAGAGAGCGGGAAGCTGGCAGCATTCGCCAGGTTGTCCAATTCGAATAATAGCCAGTTGCAATCCAACAAGGGGTTGGGTAAAAGAAAAGTTCTATGACAGGTGGGAGAATGGCACATTGCCGAAACGCTGGGCTTATATCCCGGCAAAGATTACTGACAACCCGCATATCTCGGAGGAATATCGAGAGTCGTTAAAAGAGCTGCCACGTTACGAATATGAGGTGTTTGTTGAAGGTAATTGGAATATCAGTTTAAAAACTGGTGGCGAGTTCTGGAAACAGTTTGTTTTGGATAAGCACGTTAAGCCGGTCATAGTTGAGAAGTCAACGATTCACGTAAGCTTTGATGAAAACGTGACCCCCTATGTTACCATAACAGCTTGGCAGATCATCGGGAAAAACATAAGGCAGGTTCAAGAGATACTTTGCACTTCACCGGACAACAATGCACCGAAGGCAGCAAAGAAACTCGCAGAATGGTTGAAAAGCATAGGTTATAAGGATGTTCTTTATATATATGGCGATCCTTCTTCTGGTAAGAGATCAACGGTCGATGAAAACAATGAAAGCTTTTATGATAAAGTGATCAGCGTTTTGAAAGCAGAGGGTTTTGTTGTTTCGTCGAGAGTGGGTAAGTCAGCTCCTGAAGTTGCTTTAAGCGCAGCCTTCATCAATGAGATTTACGAATCTCAGCTAAATGGTTATTCAATAACAATCGGTGAGCATTGCAAAAAAAGCATTGATGATTACGTGAGTGTGAAAGAGGATAAGGACGGATCAATGATGAAGCCGAAAGTAAAAGATCCTGTTACAGAAGTCACCTATGAGAAGCAAGGACATATTTCAGATTCAAAGCGTTATTTCATCATAACACTTTTGAACACTGATTTTATCATTTACAAGACTCGAAGGAAGAAATATTTCGGTTACTCTAGTTAAAACTTTTCTGTTGTAAGTAACAGCAAGTTTGAATATGAATTGCACATTTGAACAGATCAGGGATATTATTCTAAATAATCCCAACAAAGCAATTATTGAAGACGGACAAGCAAGAGCAAAGAAAGCGTCAATGCACGTTCTCGGCGATAACATCAAAGAATCATTGCAGAAGTATGATTACTTTGAGCATCCCGATGTTTATGCAGAGAAATGCAAGTACGCGGTAAGCAATAAGGACGTGATTGCTCGCCTTTTGCAGCAAGAGGATATGGTTTTCTCTGCTCGTGGCGGGTCCTCTTATTTTGGCCTCCCTGATGAGCAGGAAAAGCAAATGCATGAGTTACTAGCTGATGTTAAATTCGGCATGTCCTTGCGCAAGTGGGTTAAGAACTTCGGGTTGCAGGCGTACCGTTGCGATCCTATGGGCGTGATCTTCATAGAGATTGATAAGCTTGTTGTCACAGAGAACGGCCCGATGAACACACCGAGGGCTTATCCTACCTACAAATCCATCAACACTGTTTACGACTATCAAACAACTGGCCGCAGGCTGGAATATGTGTGTTTTAAACTTACCGTTTCAGAGGCGTTGAGCTTTGGTATCGAAGACGACGACCTGAAGAATAACCCGAGCAAAACTGCAATTACTCAATATTACCGCTTCGTTGATGACAACAAGGATGCAATCATGAAGAAAGGCGATGGTGAAGTAACGCTCGTGAAAAACATATCTCAGGAGAATCCTATCATAAATCCATGGGGACGCACGCCGGGATTTATTGTAAGTGATCTTATCCTGTTTACAAATCCTCAAATATTTCTTTCTCCACTCGATAACGTCATTGAGCTGGCAGATACATTCTTGAACGATCGCGCCACCCGCGATTTACAAAAGCGTTATCACGGCTTTGCAAAACCAATTGAACCATTATTGCAGTGTCCTAAGTGCGTGGGCGAAGGTTACGTAAATGGGGCAGCGTGTCCTGATTGTACGGTACCAGGGGGACAGAAGGGAACAGGGTATAAGCTAAGAACAAAGGTTTCTGACGTGGCAAAGTTTCCACTTGAAATTCTTGAAGCTGGCTTTGATTACAAACGCATTTTTGGCTACGTAACTCCTGATATTGAAAGTTGGGAGAAACAAGATTCAAGTCTTGATGATTTGGAACAGCTCATGGAAATGACCTATTGGGGTACCATTCGCATGAGAAGGCCGCAGCCCGGCAGCACGCCAGACAAGACAGCGACAGAGGTAAAGAGTAACGACGAGCCCAAAGAAGCGCGTTTAAACATGACAGCTGATTGGTTGGAGAAAACTGAGAACATGATTGCAACCTTCATCGGGCAATTCTGGTTCGATAACTTCAAACAATCATCAATTACCATCGGCCGGGACTACATTCTTAAAACGGCTGATGAATTGCTTGATACATACGAAACGCTTAGAACGAAAGGCGCACCCGATTTTACACTCGATGAGGCTTTAGAGAAGTATTACCAAGCGAAGTATCAAAACAATCCCCTACAGCTTGCTATTTACCTCAAGAAACTTGACGTTGAACCATTCCCTCACATCAGCATGAACAATGCAAAAGCGATCATCACAAACTTTGATGACTACAATGCAAAGCTCTACTTCGGCGAATGGTCAAACACCATACCCGAAATGAAATGGCTCGCTTTGCCGGCTCCAAAGTTGCGTGAGGACTTGAATGCATATGTGAAGAAGAAAGGAATAGCAGAGCCAGCGCCTCAACCCAATCCAGCTTTAAACTAAAACACCATAAGTAACAATGAAGAAAGTACTATTAATGGCGGCGGGAATTCTTGCTGCATCTGCAATGGGAACCGCACCAACACAAGCCTCACCTGATTCAACTATTCAACATAGCTCCCAAAGAGACGCCGTTGAGAAACCAACACAGGAACCAAGAAGGCGAATCAAACAGCGCTACACTCCGAATTACAGAAGCATTAAGGGTTCTGGTATGAGCCCGAGAGAGTATGGAGAACGTCTTCAAGCGACTGGAAAACAGATTTGGAACAAACGTAAATAATCACTCAACGCAAAAACACCATTAATGACCATCACAACGATCATCCTTATTTCGATTTTTTGCTTGCTAATTGAAGCAGCTGCAATTTCATCTCATTACGATAAGAAAATCAAAAAAAAGAGCGAAGAATATTTCGAATTGACTTGCATGTATAATAAACTGCAAGAAGAGTATTACTCTAGTAAACAAAACAGCAATATTGTGCCAGATAGCACAGTACGTTATAGATCATTAGCTGATTCGAGATGGGAGGAGTTGCAATTAAAGAATCAATTAATAAAATATTTGGCATCATCTTCCGGCAAAATGAAAGAAGTTGAAGAATTAATTAACAAGGGATTACTTGAAGATTTTTGCGAACAGCTACAGAAAGCAGAGCGAGAGTTTATTCTTGCAGCTTTTCCTATTTAGCCAAGCAATCAATTTTTATAACATAAATAGTTATCAATTATGCACCACACAAAACTTAAAAAAGCAAAAGGCCTTATTGAAGGCAAAGAGAAAGAAGAAGCGATAGCAATACTCGCTGAAAATGGTTTCACAAATGAGGAAATCAAAGAGATATTCCCTGATGATCCAACTGGCAGCGCACAGGGATCAAATGACACAGATGAGGCTGCTAATAGTGCGGCGACTATATCAAAGGCACCAACGCCAGCTGCAGAAAAAAAGGCAACAGAAAAACCAAAGGCAGAAAATCCGGCCGATGCCTTTGATTATAAAAGCCTCACTGGCGATGAATTCAAAAAATATATCGAGCTCATTGATAGCCTGCCTTTGTATGACATGTTCACAGTCGAACTATACAGGGCAGAACCAATCATGAAACAACGTTTTGAAGGTCTTGAAGGCTCGCCAACAGATCATGTTGGTTTGAGATTGTTGAGAGATAAACCGGAGACTCAAACACACACGACTATCCGAGCAATCAAAGACTACAATGCTCAAATCCTGAATGCTCACAGCAGGGCCGGCCATGGTAAATACTACCTTTTAAAGCAAACAAAAAAGTAGTCAACCGGCTTAGCATCCATTCGTAAAACAATTTCAAAACTAATGCACCAATAAAAATATGGCACTAAAACAAGTAGATAAAGAAAAACTCAAATCAACATACGGCCTCGATGTAGAGAAACTGATTGCAGTAATTAAAGATGAGAACGAAGTTGATTATGCCGTACCAGACGGCTCATTCTTCAAACCGGAAGATCTTGAAGCAAGAGATACTAATAAAATTGCCGAAGGTAAAAAAGCAGGAGAAACCATCGGGGAAACAAAAGGGAAAGAACTCGCTTCAAAAGCGTTCAAGAAGAAATTCGCTCTCGCTGACGATGTGAGCAATGATATAGATAAAGTTGTTGAAGCTGTGAACACTAAGATAAATAAAGGCGATACTGGCTTGCAAGAACAAATCGGTTTGTTGCAGAAAGACAAAGAACGCCTTGAGGGAGAAGTTGCGGCGGAAAGAACAAAGCTCAAACAACATTCATTTGACACCGATCTCATCTCTCATTTTCCGGCAAGCCGAACCGCCGATCTGAACGATAAAGAAAGGCTGAGCATTCTCAAAGGTATTTTAGCTTTTGAAGAGGATAACGGAAAGCAAGTGGTGAAACGCAATGGTGAAATATTGAGAGACAAAAACACTCAAAACCCAATTACTCCGCAACAAGCAATTGCTGATTATTTCACTGAACGCAAATGGACAGGAGGCCAGCAGGCAAGCAGTGGTGGACGTGGTGGTGAAAACAATGCAGGCGCTGCAGGTGGCGGAAGCGGCATAAAGAAACGTTCTGAGTTCGTCAATAAATGGTTGACAGAAAACCCAGGCAAAAACGACATCAGTCCAGAATGTCAATCAGCACTTGAAGCACATGCGAAAGATATTCCGGACTTCGATTATTACGCATAATCTTTTCTCATACATAAGCAGTACATGTTGGTAAAATGACCGCCTATTTTTATGGGCGGTTTTCTTTTTTATCATATTTTCAAAAGTTTCTGAAAAATAATTTTGTTTCTGAAAAAATCTTTCTACTTTAGTGTTGTCAAGCCGCGGGTGGTACCCGTATGACGCTCCGGAGTGGTACTCCAAAAATTGCTGGCCCGCAAGAGTGGTACTCAACAGGCGAAATCTTCACAACAATTTTTCATCTCTTTTAAATTCTTTAGCAATGGCTAATTATTCAGCCAGTGTTCTTGCTAAGGGCCAATCTGTTGTTACCAAAAAGAATCAACAGCCTGAACAACGCAGGAAAGTGCCTACGGCGATGGAGCTGGCATTAAAGAATCAGGAATTCAGCATTCCCAATGCTCCTGACTTAAGAAAATCGGATTTGCGTCCTGTTGAAATCAACTATTTCACAAACGTTGCAGCTGGCGCGGCAACAGCAAAAACAGCACTACACACCGGTACATATGGCGACAGTGCGAAAGTCGAACTGACATATATTTCTCACGTAGAAACATTCAGTTTGCCTCGTAAAATCGCGCAGAACAACATCAACACATACCAGGCAATGTTTAACAACCTGTATGAAATGAAATGGAAAAATCTGCGTACTCGTCATGATACCTCAGCATTGAATTTCTTGTTCTCAAACCGTTGTCAATTGGCAGCAGCTGTTATCAATCCTCAGATTGCTTCCGGCGCTCCTGGTACATGGAATGAAACAAACTATGCTTTGGAAGTGGCAGCTGGCAATAAAGATCGTTTCATTCAACAAGCGAAGATCTTGATGCAAGCTCGTTTGCATCAAGGTGACTATGATATGCTTTCTGACCTGCAAATTGGCGGGAACGTTGATTACAGTTCTCAACAAGGAGCTGGCAACCAGGCAAATTATTCATGGCAGTTTGACGGAGTAAATATCAACCGTACATCTGATGTAATTGCTTCTGCATATACGAAAGGTGCCGCTTTGATTCTTCCGGCAACATTATTTGCAGGTATGTACTGGAATGATGGCCTGAACAAATCAAACTCTGTTAACTCTGGTGAAACAGAAGTTGGTAGCCTTGGAACTGTTGCAGATCCATTCGGCTCCGGTGCAGTAGCTGATATTTCAGTTTACACCAAACGTGCAGATACAAGTGCAAACACTTCGGGTGGTAGCCCTCAGGATGTAGTAGACCAATATGAGTTAACACTCACAATGGCTTACGCACTGCCTCCTTTGAGTGTGGCAGGTGATTCAGTTGTTCACCTGGTAGCGCAAGTTTAATCACTTAATTCTTTTTCCCTGAAGCAATGGCAAACGGAAGCTATACAAACGGTTTTAATCACGACAAGGTAATGGATGCTCTATTCGGTAGAGTAGGCTGGCAACAGCCTCTTATCGTAGGAAGTCCCGTTATCTCTGACGAGAATAAAGACTCAGCTTCCGGACGCTACTTCAATGATGGAAGCTTTCATAATCTTGTGACCGTTGCTAACATTAAGTCAACGATGGAAGAATCTGCTGCCAGTGACGACAATTTAAACGCGACACTGGAGCAGATGCAACGGTCAATTATTATTCGTTCTTTGGCCGGTTTGTTTAATCCTCCTGAATACATTGAACAAAGCCTTTTGTATGATCGGGTTTACACCAATCAGGATATCCCACTTGAGAACACAGGCAAATTTGTTGGAGTGAAGTTTAAACTTCCTCCGGCAGTTGATCTGGCAACTCAGGTGAATAGCATCGGGCTTTACTTTGATTCAGCGGTGACATTCAAACTGTACCTGTACAGTGATACGAAGAAAGTGGCAGTATGGAACAAAGAGGTAACAACAGTTGCGAACGAACAAACGGTCATCACCATTCCGGATTTAGTACTGAACTACATCAGTGATACCAATCAAGGTAACACTTTCTATCTCGGCTACTTCCAGAGTGACCTTGGCGAGGCAAGAGCAATAAGAGAGCAAAACGTGAGATTCTCATGTAATCATCCTTATGCTTATGCTTACTTCGAAGCAAACAAGACAGATGAATTGTTGTTCGACAAATCGCAATTGAGTTATACTCAGTTTACCTACGGCCTCAACTTACATGTAAGTGTTTTCCGTGATCATACGTGGCAGATTGTAAGAAATCCTGCTTTGTTTGATAATCTCGTTGGCCTTCAAATGGCTGCACAGGTTGTTGAACAGATCATCTTCAATACAAGGTCAAACGACAAGGAACGCATTCTAAAGGATCAAATGACAGGCGTTGCCGCGCATCTTGACATGGATGGTGTGGCGCCAATATCAGATGGTCCGAAAACAACAGGATTAAGAAAGCAGATCCAACAGGAACTAAACAGGCTTAAAGATTCATTCTTTCCGAAACCAAAGGCAACAACAGTAAACATTGCGACATGCTGCAATTGAAAACCGATCCAGTAGGGATTGATGTGCAAATACAGCGGTTGCAACAGTTCTTATACAAAAGCCTTTCCGCTACATGGGGCATAGATCCGGACTCTGAAGCATGGGCCTGTTATGGTCGGTGCTACAAAAACAAAACAGAGAACGGATATATCGCTGAAGTATATGCTGGTAAAGGAGAGTACAAAGAAGTTTACTGGAATGATGATGTCTGGTCCGTTTCTTTCTTTGGCTTAAGTGATCGAATAGAATTTGATGTGACCAACAAAGCGAAAGTTCACTTGGTATTCTTCGTGAATGTTGAAAAACTCAAACCAGCTATCGTTCACCGTGCCGATGAAGAAATAAGAAAGGATGTTCAAAACGCAATTGGCGCAGGCTTGTTTGGCTTTCAACTTGATTCGATAGATCTGTGGCTTGAGAATGTTTTAAGAGAATATACAGGCTCACGCAGGGATGAACGATTGAAGTTTGTTGACATGCAGCCAGTGCATTGTTTCAGGATAAATCTTACTAGTTCTTATAACATCAATAATTGTTAACGACTTAAATAAAATACAATGGCATTTTCACTATGTAATACAGGTGGTGCTAATACCGGCGGCATCCTTTGCGATGACGCAAGGGGAATAACCAAAAAACTATTCATCTTCAATGGTGAATTTGATGAGGCTGACTACGCTGACGTGGATACGTTCATGAGCCAGTTTATTGCCTTTTCGAAGCTGTCAAGAAATGCCACTAATAAAGTATTTCCGTTCAGCGAAAGCCAAGACATTGCTGATGCATCCGAAGCAAATAAAGAAGGAACACTCGGTTTAGGATTTAAACAAGTTTTGCAAGAGGGCAAGCCCGCTTACACTATCAAAATGTTTGCCGGCAACATCCAATCAAAACAATTCCGCAAATGGAACAATAAAACTGTTCGCATTTTGGAATATGATTCTAACGGTAAACTGTGGGGTACGGCTTCCAACGGAAAGTTTATCGGTGTTCAGGCAAAGATGTTCTTTACTGGTCTAAAATCAGCGACCGGCCAAAATGTGGAGGAAGGTGTTGTTACGCTCACTCTTTCAATCTTGGACACTACGGAATACTACGATAACGCTTATTTGATGCCTATCGTTGGCAATATCAATGACGTTATCGGGTTGGTGGATGTTCAATTGAAAGAACCCGTTGCTCACACAACAAATGTGTACAAAATCAAGGCTTTCATTCCCACGTCACAAATTGGTCAAGTAATTGACCTATATGACGATTATGCTGATGCATTGGCAGATGCTGATTTGTGGGTATTCTCAATTCCAACAACAACGGCTGTTAAGGATACCGTAAATCGTGGTTGGATTGTTACGCTTGATAGTGCTGCTCACACAGCTCTACCTGCAGGTGCAAAAATACCAGGTGGCCTTGCGGCTCCTGAGTTGTTAGACGATGCAGATGTTACAGGTATTGAAGGTATCCAAATAGTTCTGACAAAATAAGCAATATGGCTACAATTAAATACGATGGCCATAGCTTCAATAAGGAATATGTCGCTTCTTTCAAAAAAGAAGCAGACTTTCTCAAAGAAGCTGATGAGCCTGGACACAAAGTAGGCTGGTTTGCTGACGACAAAAACCGAAAGGTAAAACTTAAAGAAGTTTATTCTCTTGCAATAGGCAAACCAGAAAACAAAGAAAGTGAAGAACCAGCTGAATAAACAGCTTTAAAAAATTATTGGTGCTCGTTGGATTGTTTAAAATGGTCGTTGGTCAAGGGAGGGTAAAACCTCCCTTTTTAGAATATGCAAACTATCGCATCACTTTTAGAAAAGTTCCAGAATCTTGATACAGACAAGATCATTGAAGAAGCTTTTGAAGAAAGCACGGAGGATTTTGCGGCTGAAAACCGGGATCAGATGATGCACGGTCTTGATCGTAACGAACAAAGAATCGGCAGGTATAAAAACAATCGATATGCTAAGAAAAAGAACCAGCTGAATGCATTACCTGGTTACGGCAATATTGATCTTCGTTTGGATGGCCCTTATCAAAACAAAATCGAAATAAAGGTATCTGGCGAAATAGTTGAAGAAAGATCTACGGACGAAAAAGCAGAATACATTGAAGCCAATTATGGTACTGATATGTATGGCCTTGGTGGTGAATTTAAAGCTGAGTTTCTAGATGAAAGTTTGGAGCCTAAAGTTCAAGAAAAAATAAGTGAGGTCATTGGATTGCCTTTTGGTTAAAACTCCTACATTGCCATGAATTGTGAAGGTTGTAAAATATCAGGTAAAGGTCAAAACGCCGCTTTAGAAAGCGCTTATGTGGCTGCCAAAAAATATGCACAGGAAAAAGAAACTTCAATTGCGGTCTATAAAGAAGGATTCGAATATCACATCGAAGAGGCAAGATCTGCCATCGCAAGAGGTGTCCCAATCATCCACATATTTTCGCAGTATAACTGATTTGCCTTTATCGAAGTATATCGAATGCTTGGTAAATAAAAACCTAAATGCTCTTACAATTTCCGGATTTCCTACACGAGAAGAATTACAAGACGCTTGGTTCGAAATTCAACAACAATATGCAGATGCAATGGGTGATAATGAACAAAGGGCATATTTTGAACTAATGCGGGAAGCTGGTTTATTAAAAGGGGCATATGAGCAGGTTGGCCTCTGTGCAAAAAGGTTGTATTTCATAGAAGAGTATTTCTTTAGTGGTCCTGAGCATCCACTATATGAAGACGCCAAGACTTTTATCGAGCGTTTCGGAAGAGAGATTAATCGCTTGACCAATTCTAAGTTTGATTTTAAAGACCATTCTAATTTTCATAAAAACATTCAACGCTGCATCAACCGAAGCGTATCACTTAAGATTAGTTACGAGTTGAAATATTCTCAATTGAAAGCAATTGAGGATAAGTTTGAAAAAGGTGAAGAGCCTACCAAATCTTATTTCTACTCAATCCTTATCACCTTAAGTGATCATGCTAAATATCAATTAAATGACAGCATCACAGTATTTGAATTCTGTGAGCGCATTAAAAGGTTGAATGATGGCAGGATCAAGGGAACGGATACAGGGGTATATAGATCGTGATAATTTCCGGTCTGATACAGATTTTGCGAAAGCTCAGATACAAGAGCTTTCCGATAGCTATACAAAACTAGCGAACACAAGAATTGACCTGTCTAAAAGTTTAGGTGGAAGGAATATTGCCGCGACCTTGAAATCCTATAACGACGAGTTACAAACAAATATCAGACTTACTAGTGAGTCTGCCCGTACTACTGCGACAAGTACAAAAGCGACCAATGATGATACAGTTGCACGCCAAAAACAGGTATCAGCATTCCAACAGTTAAAGAGCGAATACAAAGAGGCAGATACAGCCTTAAAAAACGCCATTCTTACATATGGTGAATTTTCCAATGAAGCACAGGCGGCTGCTGACAAAGTAGCCGGATTAAAAGAGCAACTTGATAGAGTTAATAGCGCTGCAAAGAATGCATCCGCACCTGCGGCGCCACAAGTGGAATCTGTTTCCAATATTCCAAGCGTTGAGGACGTTGAAGCAACAGGAGAAGCCGTTAATCAGCTTGATAAAGATCAGGCCGACGCCGCCATGTCTGCTATTGAGTGGGCTAATGCTCAAAAGGCTGCTGCTTCTGCGAGTAATGATGTGAAAAACGCTGTAGATCAAACAGCGACTTCTGTTGAAGAAGAGAAAACATACTTCTCTGATATTCTCGGAAGTATTAACGGAAACATTGAAGCTTACGAGGAAAACGCTGCAGCTCTGAGATCTATCAAAGCGGAACAAAAGGCATTAGCCGATGAAATAAAGAAAAGCGGCGGCGCTACCGATGCGCAAAGAAAGAAAGCAGCGGATCTTGCTGTTCAATATAAACAGCTCGACGAAACGCAAAAGGGCCTTAAGAAAACAATCGACAATCAAATAAAAGCTGAAACAAGTGAAGCCGGCAGTATTACTCAACTCCGGGCTAAACTTGCTTTGCTTACTCAAGAATATCAGAACCTTGGCGCAGCTGCACAAAAGAGTGACACAGGTGTTGCACTCAAAGCAGAAATTGATAAAATATCTCCTGCTTTAAATAAGGCAGAGCAATCGATAGGACAGTTTCAGCGCAATGTAGGTAACTATGCAAGCGGTATACAGGGCTTTGCATCCAAGACCTTTTCAGCGGTTCGACAACTTGCAAATATCCTTCCTGGTATTGGCCTTGCGGGCATATTTGGACTTATCGGAGAGCAAATTGTAGAACTGGTAAAAGATCTTGACCTTTTTAAATCGAAGTTTGATGCTATCGGAGAAGTGAATCGTGGCGCAACAAAAGACATTGCTTCGAACGGTGCAGAACTACTCGTTTTAAAAGATAGAATCGAAGACACGAATCTTTCATTGGATCAACGTCAGAAGCTCCTCAATCAACTGAAGGCAGACCATCCAGCTTACGCGAAAACATTACAGGCGGAATTTGATGCAACCGGAAAGCTCACTAAGGGCTATGAAAAGTTAAGCAAACAGCTTGTATTAAATGCGAAGATTAAAGCAATTACTCAAAAGATTGATGAGAATCAGAAAAAATTACTGGATGCGGAAACAGGATCTGTTACAGATAATCTCAAGGGATATCAGAAACTGACAGTCGGTGTTTTAGGTAGCCTTGGGCTTGTGAATAACGCATTCAGTTATGCTACTAATGCAGCGGTCGGCAACCTTAAAAAACTGCGCGATGAAACAGAGACAAATACAAAAGCATTAGAAGAATTATTAAAAAAGCTTAACCCAGAAACGATTGTCGAAGACGATAAAAAAGGTAAAGGAGATGAGACTAAACAACAATTCAATGATATTCTTTTAAAGTATGAGCAAGAATATCAGGAGCAGCTTTCAGAGATTGTACAGGGTGGAGAAAAAAACAGATTGGACGCGAGGGCCAAGGCTTATGAATTAGAACTTAAGATCATTGTTGGCAAATACAAAGTCGATCTCGCGAACGCGAAAGGGAATGCAGCGGAATTGCAAAGAATCAATGATCAGTTTTGGGTTGACAAGATCAATGCAGAATCCAAATATAATACTGACTTACTCAAGATAAAGGCATCAAATGCACAGGCGCAGGCTCAGGCGGAGAAAGATGCTGCACAAGTTTCTGTGGAGTATCAGGCTGCAGCTGAAAAGGCAAAGCAGGATGCTCAGAAGAAGGCTGCCGATGATTTAAAGAATGCATACACCTCAAGAGAGAATTTTGAGAAAGAGGCGCGTGATATAAATCTTGCGGCGAACGAGCGCGCCCTAAAAGATGGATCTGTTTCATATGAAGAATATGAAAAGCGGAAACTTGATATTACGAACTCATACGAGGCCGCGATATTGAAAATACAGATCAGTTATTTAGAAATAGTTATTGCAAGCCAGAAAGCTGCCGGTCAAGAAATTTCTAAACAGGAAGCGGATCTGGCAGCATTGAAATTAAAGCTCGCTGAAAGTACTAATAAAGGCTTGGCTGATGCTGATAAAAAAAGACTGAAGGAAGAGACAGATATCGCAAAGAAAAAAAGTGAGTTGTATAAGCAGCTTGCGAATGAGATGTTGAATCTTTTTCAGGCGATCGGTGATGCTCAATTCGAAAATCAAAAAAACGCATTACAAGATCAAATTGATTTAATAGACCAGAGAAAGGAAAAGGAGATTGATGCAATTAATGCGAGCACTGATACTGAACAAGAAAAAGCAGATAAGATAGCAGTTATTAATGCCCAAGCAGATGCTCAACAGGATGTGCTGAGGCAAAAGCAAAAGAAGGAAGATCAAAAGAAAGCAGAGTTTGATAAGGCAATGTCGATTGTCAAAATCATCGCTAGTACTGCTGAGGCGGTAATGGCATCTTTGGCACAAACACCGCCGCCAGAAGGGCTTCCTCTTGCAGCAATAATAGCTGCAGTTGGTGCCGCTCAAATTGCAATTGTAGCCGCGACACCAATCCCTAAGTATGCAAAAGGCACAGATGATCACAAAGGTGGCTTGGCAATACTTGGTGATGGTGGAAAACATGAAATTGCTCTATTACCTGACGGCTCAGCTTTCGCTTCGCCATCTACCGATACACTTTACAATCTTCCTGCTCACACACAAGTATTCCCATCGTTAGACAATTTTAATAAAACAGTAGAAAGGATGAATCATAAGCCTGTGACACTCGCTGATACGGTGAATGATAATATGATGGTTGCAATGATGCAGCAACATGCGGCTCAATTCAATAAAATGGAGAAAGGAATTGTAAATGCTATCAATAACAAAAGAGAGCTACATATAAAGGGTACTTGGGGTGGATTTGAAGCTGCAAGCAAATTTGGAAATAGATGGAATGAGTATCTCGATAAAAACGTAAGATTCTAATGCAAGGGCCAGATTTTTTATATTTTTTGTGCGATAAGGATGGGCGCTCATACAACGTTCAGGATGGACTTATTGTGACCAATTCTGTTCCGCGTCCATTGGAGTTTACACCCGATGGATGGCAGGAAATCTCAATTACTAATGAACGAAACAAAACGTATTTCGGCATTGATAGGTCATTTACCATTCCATTAAATTTTGTCGAAGATGGTGCTAAGATTATAAAGGACTTCTTTTACCGAAGAAAGGGCACTGAGGGACAATTGTATCTTGTCATCCTTCAGCAACAAGTTTATGTTGATGAAACAACATACTACTATTATTACGACCGTTTTTACAGAGGTGCAATAGACTTCAGCCAGTTTAATCATGATGGCCCAGTTGCGTCCGTAAACATTATGGAAGATGGCTTTCCAAAGATGTTGAAAGACAATGATGGGACTACTTATGAAATTCCGCTAACGGAACAAAATCCGGCAAAAGTGAAAATGGATGGGATATTGCTATTTGGTAAACAGACGTATACAATCATTCCAGAGGTTCCGTTAGAATGTAATCATACTCAAAATCATTTTTGGCAAACTGTATTGAATGCCAATACATCAGAAGGTGTAGCACCTGGAATAAGCTTTGTAAACCAAAGTTATAGAGAACAGCCTTCCTTCAACGATTTAAACGACAAAACAAATTTCTTTTTAATAAACACGCTAGGCGAATCATCTTCGAATGACAGTAATGTGAAGTTTTTAACCTTAAATTTTAAGGGACATCTTGATATTCGCTGTGAAACAAACAATCCTGCGCAAATCAGAGCAAGGTTTTTAAAAGTAGGTAAGGCTAAATCAAATGACTCGACTGATTGGGTTTCATCGGGAAATTCTTACCATACTTACTATTACGTTATAGAAAACTTTCTGACAATTCCTGCAGGAGTAAACAACGTTGTTCGTGACTTTGATATAAATATAAATGTTGCACCAGGAGAATATTTGAATTTTGAGTTTACCATGTTTTCACCGGGAGCGGGTGTAACCGGGAACTATCAGTTCAATAAGAACAGCACGTTCACCGTTTCATTTAAAAATACTTTTGCGGCAACATACGCACCAAATATATTGCTTCCTGATCTGTTTAAAAAACTGATCAACTTGATGACCAGAGGACAATTTGAAGGTGTATTTAATCTTCCGACTCAACCTTTTTGTGCTATAACGTGTGGCGACTGGTTACGAAATTTGGATAAAGCAGTAATGAAGGTCACTTGGAAAAAACTGTGGTCATTCATTGACTTGAATTTTGATGCCGCATTATATGTCGTTGATAAAAAGGTTTATTTAAGCCAGAAAAAAGATCTTTTGGATTTCTCAGATTCTATTGATTATGGAATTGTTTCAGGTCCTAAAATAAAACCAAACCTTGATTTTCTTTTCAACTACTTAAAAATAGGATATCCGAATCAAGATTATTCGCAACAGTATGGCGATACTGTAAATGGACGTGAAGAATTCAATACAACGCACGAATATAAAGTTCCGATTTCCAGCACTGATAATCCGTTGGAAAAAACGAGTGAAATAAGAGCGGATGGCTATGGTATGGAATTCACGAGACAGAATCTTGATGGTAAAGAAACAACTGCTAGCAATGCCGACAATGATCTCTTCGCATCACACGTCGGACAAGCAATTCACACTGATAGCGATGGCGTACAATACCGGAATCTCGATCGACAGCTAAACGCTTCCGCTACCGGCCTGTTGACACCGGAAACTGTTTTCAATCTGTCATTGAGTCCTAAACAATGTCTGTATCGGAAGAAAGAATTTCTGAAAAGCTGTCTCTACTGGCATGATGCCGATAAGCTGGTTTTCCAGACGACCGATAAAAACGCTGAGGTTGCAGTTGGCGATTATTATTCCGGGATCAATGTTGTTGAGAAATCTGATGTGTTGATCGGAGACATGGGCGAGAGATATTTCATTCCGTTGTTGATTGAAGGCAATGCTCCAACACCGGAGAATACGCTTCAGCTATTGGAACAGAATCCGAAGAAAACAGCACGGCTCACTATAAATGGAACTGAGTTCAAAGGAATACCAATGAAAACAGGCGTGCAGCCCGAAACAAACGCAGCGCAAGCAATTCAAATAATGTGTGCCGCAACTATTGACATTACAAAACTGATCGACTACTATGGCTGATAATATTTTATATATACCGAACCTGGTACCGGACTCTTTCGTCGAAAAGAGTCCAACGGAGTTGCCGCAATACCTTTCCAAAGTATTGGGAGATTATCGTTATTGGGAAACAATTCAGCCCTGGGATTCGCACATCCCGTATTTTAAAAAACGGCAGAAGAGTGATACAGATTGGTTTCAGTTTGAAAGCAATTTCGATCCCATTGGTGTTAATCTTCTTAACTGTGATGGAGAAGTTGTGATCGGTCTGAATTTGGTGAATAAAAGATCAAACCCGTATTTGCCCGGATATTTTGTTTACGAAGCGGGCATAAGCTATGCAACAGTCCCTGAAGGATATTATGTGCTACAGGTTGAACCGGCGACACCTGGTACAAGCACGCTGATCGGAGAGCCAATTCATGTGAAGGAAAAGCATGAAGGCACATTGCTTTTTGAATACCGTAACTCGCGATTTCATGAAGACGTGCTGTTTGAAACCGGTATTACATTTTCATTCCGCGTTGAAGGATCTCTCGGGAAACTACTGCCCGGCTCCAAAGATCAGCTGTATGAAGATCAGAAGCTCAATCAAACAGTTCTTTCGTCAAAACCTTACAATACGTGGCCACTGGTTATTGGTGGCACATACGGCGTACCTGATTGGGTAGTTGAAAAGTTGAATTACATTTTCTCATGTGATGAGGTCCGGATTGATGGCAAGTATTACGCAAAGGAAAGTGATGCTAAACTTGAATTCAATGAAGAAGAACAGTACCCGATGCGTGGAGTAAAGATCACGCTGAGAGAAGAAATCAAACGCAGTTCACGCGCATTCTCTCCAACACTTGATACAAACAAACGCTTGATTGTAGTTCACAACATTAACAGCCAGGCGTTTGGCGACTTAAGTAATAACGCAGGAAACAACATTGTAGTAATAACAGACTTAGAATAATGGCAACTTTTAATTTTGATATTGGACAGGTAGCGATCACTGATTACCTTATTGTACAGGCCAAGGAAGCAAGCGATCCGACAACAGTCGTCGCAACAGAAGTGTATGCAGCTCCGCATCCAACTGTGAGGAACGTGATATTTACCGACTTAAATAATGTCGCGCATATATTCGACTTCAGGGAAAGTTCTGACGGTGTTTCACTCGGCTTACTGCTTGGTAGTTTCAATGTGCTCAAGCCAATCCCTGAAATCAAGGATGAAATTGTTTTCTTCAAAGTTGGGGATGGTGTAACAGGCGATTCCGTAAAAGGTACTTCACCAAATGATGGTGATGATACCTATGTCAATCCATACTTTGACGGAAAAACAATTGTAAACGTCTTCCAGGAGAGTTTGAGGTTTTTGGTAATGAATGATTCGACGATACCAAATGAAGTACAAACAGTTCCGGGCGGTGGTATTCAATTGTTGAATGGTAAGAAGTTCTCAAATGACGAGATATGGAGCGTGCACGTTACCTACAAGTTGAATGATGACGAAATAGCAACCGCTTCGGCGCCATTTTCTGATATTGTACCATGCATAGGTGACGTATTATTAGATCCGAGTTATTACAATAAATCCTTGTTAATATCATCGACAACAGCCACGCAGGTAACGACGCTTCCATTGCTTTCATCAGTGCCTAACGGGAAAGGATTTCTCATTAAGCATGATGGCGGAAACGCGACACCTATAAATGTTGACATAGCAGCACAATCGGGGGAGATAATCCGCTTTCAAGGCAATGACGACAGTAACGTTTATTTAGGTAGGGGAGAAAGTGTAAAGGTGATCAAGAAAGACGGCAAGTGGTATGCTTTGGACGAAAAAGGGCAATGGGATCGTGTTGGCTTGTGGGAAGCTGGCGACTACCAACACAATAACACGCTGATGGGTGCTGGTACTACCGAATATGATGGCAACGTATACAAACGAGCATGGAAATTTATTAAATCAAGGCTCAATCCATCCCAAATAAAGAACTATACAGATTGGGATTACAGCGTAAATATTAAACGAGGAAGTTATCCCGCGGAGGAAGTTTTTCCAAATCGTGGATTCTATGCTATCAATGAAGCAGGCGGCGTAAAGAAGTTTAAGATACCTGTGATGTTAGACATGCACATCAGATTCATCCTGAATATTGGAGGCGCTGATCCTGATCTTGTGCCGCAAAACGGTGGTGGGACAAAAATAAACTTGCCCGGTGCTTACGAGCATTATGGATCATACCGTCACGATCACACACCTGATGATGATAGTACCAGTACTGGATATGGCCTTATCGGTGTTCCTGTTGGCAGCAACAAAACAGTGGCCGGTACCGATACAACATCCGGTGAACCCAACGTTCGCAACACACCTGTTCGAATGGCATATGTAGGAGAGACTGAAACTAACGGACGGAACATTAAAAAATATCCATTATTGTTAATATAGAAAGTTCAAAAAATTCTGAAAATAAAATAATACATTGCAGTTATGAAAAACAGGCCTTCAGCAAGGCCAAAACAATTAAAGGCTTTCCGGGATAGATACCTGGCAGCCTTGATGATTGTGGCGGCCTTTCTTACAACGCTTCCTGCATTCTCGCAGATTGATACTTCACGCAACCATGATAATGTAAACACGTATTTACAATACAGTAAAAGCATCTGGTTTAATGGCGCTTTGCGCATTCCGCGTGACACTCCGAAATTGGCAGTTGCTGACAGTGGATCTCTTGCGTATAAAGGAGGTGCCATTTGGCAATGGTCCGGATATAGATGGGACACGCTTAAGACCTACACAATTCCCCCAGCGATTGCAGGCAAGAACATTGGATCAGGTTACGGCATTTACAAAACCAAGATTAGCGATAGTCTGCAATTCCGCGCTATCACTAATGGTTCCCGCATTACTATCACTCCGCAAGGAGATAGCTTGATCATTGATGGCATAGCACCCGATGGCAGTGAAACAAAAGTCGTTGCCGGTGCAAATATGCTCGTGACTGGCAACGGTACAACAGCCAGCCCATATGTACTAACGGCAGTTGTACCGAGTGGCGGCGGAGGTGGTGGAAGTGGCCTTGATACTGTTGCGCATGACATAACATTGAAAGGAAAAGGTGTATTGCTTGATCCATTAGGCGCAGACACTTCCTACATGACTACTCATTATTGGTTTTACAACAACCTTCCTTTCTATGATTTGAATACCATTCTAACAAATGGTAATTCCACTTTCCAAAACATCTACCTCAATAATTCATACTTACAAAACCATGGTACTGTAGCAGATCTGTTCACAAGGCCAGAAGGGATTGATTTTTTTGATAACGTTTCAAGCAATGCGATAATGCTGCGTACTCAGCCTACAGGAATTTTGGGCAGTTACACCGCTTATCTGCCTGAGAAGTTTGCTGATGATACGTTCGCAATGAAAAGCGACCTGATTCCTTTTGTCGTTTCGCACGATAGCACTTTACTTAATGATGGAACAGCAAGCAATCCGCTGAAGGTTGATATCACAAAGATTCAGTTGAAATCAGTGGTCGATACCATGAGGAATAATGTTTATTCCTCACTAAGCTCGAAGCTTTCAACTGTGTCTCACAATTCGACGCTGATCGGCAATGGCGCAGGGACTTCGTTAGGCGTTGATTCCGTGAATTATATTGGCACGAAAAAGAATCTTGCGGACTCAAGCGCTGCCATGCGTGCATTATGGGCGTTGAACTGGAAACAAGGTGGTAATTCGTTTGGTGCAAACGGAGTTATTGGAACGTTAGACAATTTCCCTTTTTCTATTTATCAAAACGGATTAGAGCGTGCCAGGTACGCAGCCACAACAGGAAATCTATTGGTTAACACTACCTCAGATAATGGGGACAAATTCCAAGTTGCTGGCAGTACTTCAATCAATCCGACATCAACAGGTACGGCTTTAACAGTTAAGCCTACGACCAACGCATCGCAAATATTCTTTAAAAATACTTCGGATAGTTCTGCCTCAATTGAAGTGAACGCAGTGACGGCCACCACAACAACAAAATCTCCGAGGATTCTTCTGCAAACATTAAACGGTAGTGGAGTCTTGCAAAATGGGATTGGCATTGGATGGATAACCGGAACGAAATACGGGATAGCTGGAATTGGTACGGTGACCGATGTTGCCATAATGGGACATCTTTCACCAACTGCCGGCAATACATATGATCTTGGTTTTAGCCAGCCTTGGCGCACGATATCGGTCAACAATATTTCCATGTTTGGGAATACAACAGGGACGACTTCCAGCTTATTCACCACCACGCGTCCGATTGCCGCCGGGAGTTACAGTTACAAGTTTGATGAGAACATGTCATCGACAGCCTCATCCGGTACAAGCACGAATCATTTAGTAATGGTTGATCTGGCGCGAACCGTCGGCGCGAATGCAATTGACGCTGGCGTTACAGTTATGCGCAAGAACGTGCTTGATTCAGCTGGATTCACTCCTTTCTGGGCGCCGCGGGGGTATTCGGTATTAAGCGACTCATCTGCAAACGGAGGCTTAGGAATTGGCGTCAATGCGCTTAATCGCAACGCCTCTGCCATGTTGCAAGTTAACTCCACGACGAAAGGAGTCTTGTTTCCACGAATGACTACAACACAAAGAGATGCTATTCCAAGTCCCGCTGAAGGGTTGGTGATTTACAATTTAACAACACACAAGGTCCAATACTTCGATGGGACTAGCTGGGTTGATTTGTAATTGACCGAAAGCAATTTTTTATAACCTGACAAACAAATACTACCTAAATGAAAAAAATCATCATAACACTCCCTATGAAACACACTCTTTGGTGTGGGCAGGGCTTATGGGGTAACAATGATTACTTACCAGAGACATTAAGTTTTACAGCAGCAATCAATGGCAAAACTTACAATGAGGCGGAGAACATCAATGTTGAGATGCGGCCGGAGGTCTTTATCGAAATCTATAAACGTTTATCTGCACTTCCGGAAGGCAACGCTGCAAGACTAAACAAAGAAGCTAAAGACTTATTGCTTCCGCAGCTGATGACATTTGCGCAAAGTCCTGATGTGGATCTGGCTGCAAGTGCAGTTTATATTTTGGATGCGTTAGAAGAATGGGATGCAAAACAAGTGTCAGACACAGATGCAACCGTAAAAGGTCTTATATCGAAACTGTTCGTTGCAGAATAGTTAGCAATAATCCAAACCTTAAAAACTTTCTATGTGAAATGAATAACACAAACGGCCTCACAATGGATAATGAAACAGTAAAGCGCGAGATAGAGCAGTTTAATACGAAGCTCAGTGAAATGAACGCAAAATTCGACCGCGTTTACTATGCCCTGGTTGGTAATGATCTGGCGCAAGATGGTGGTATCATTGGCCGTGTCGTTGTGTTAGAAAAAGAGATAGAGATAGCGAACGAACAGATCGAAAAGCTAAAAGCAGATGCAGCAAAAAACGCACAACAGGTAAAGATTTTATGGAGTGTTGGCGGCGCTGCAGTAATGCTTATTGCAAAGGCTTTGATGGATTATTTATTCAAACATTAAAACAATATCATGAAATACTTACTCATGTTGATCGCAGGTGCCTTTGGTATCATAATTCACATTCTTGTCAAAGTACGTGCAATGAATAAGCGCTTAGACCAAGAAACATTTAAATCGATTTGGACCGCTTACTGGAATACTGATTTTATCTCTGTTGTTCTAAGCTCTGTAACAGTTTTGTTTTTCATTTTTATACATGACGAATTACCATCGTTGAAACAAAGTGACGACTTGGACAGTCTACAAAACGCATCGGGGCTGATCGTCATATTGAAATTATTGACAAGCCCTAAAACTGCATTTGCGCTAATAGGGTACTGCGCCAACAGTGTGGTTGACACATTCTTTGGAGGTACCGAAAAGAAATTAAAAGCAAAAGAACAATCGCAATGATTACGATAAAAATTAATTGGAAATTTTATGTAGTTGCCGGAGTAATCTTGGCGCTAATTTTCATCCTTTTCAAAGGTTGCTACAATGCGCCAAACTATAAACAAGATAAGGCCGCTGTTGATTCAATTGCAATGCTGCAGAAGTCATATGACGCAAGCCAAAAAGTAGTTGCGTCTTTGACAGTGGCCAATGATTCATTGGAACAGGAAAACATGCAGTTAAGAACTGAAAAAGCACACACTGAAGTTGAACTCAACAAAAGTATTTCTACCGCTGCATCTTACTTGACTGACTACAAGACCGTGAAAAGAAAACTTGACACGACCTTAATTAAAAGCAATCCTGATTTAGAAGACTTGTTAAGCATTCAGGATTCTTTGAACAGTACGATTGAAAGCTCTGTAACAGTTATTGAACGATATCGTCAAGTCAATTCTCAACTTGACAGTGTTTGCCAAAAACAAAAGCAGCTGATGGACCAGAAAGCAATCATTCAGGCTGATCTTATTGCAAGGCTCAAACAAAACGATGATGTTCTTATCAGCAAATACAATTCCCTTTATTCGGATTACACCAAAGTAAGCCGAAAGAATAAAGGCAACCAGATCCTCACAAAGATATTAGCCGGTGTAGCACTGGCCGCAACAACTCTTTATCTAACTAAATAATATAATCATGAACGAACCAAAAATTGGCAAATGGAAATTAAACAATTACGCTAAAGCAATTGGCCTTGTGGGCGGTCTTGTATTGGCGGGTTTCGGCCTCGGATGGACAAACGAATATAGCAACTGGTATTTGCTTGTTTGCGCCGCCGGCATTGCAATATTTGGCGGGTCACTTTATTGGGCTGCGACGGATAAGTCTACTATAAACGATGATCCTAAAACAGGTTCCAAATGATCTGGCCATTAATCATTCTAACGGCATTCAATGTGGTGAACGCATTTGCGGATGCCGTTAGAATCCTCGGAAATAAACCCATTGCTCATTGGCTGAATTTCGGTCTGTATGCTGTGATCTATTCCGAATCTTGTTTTGCAAATGATTTGGTTTGGTACAAAGCTTTATTCCTGGGCCTTTGGGCATATTGTAATCGACAGATATTCTTTGATATCCTGCTCAATTTGAGGCGCGGTTTGAAATGGGATTATGTTTCTCTCGATAAACCACCAAAAGCTTTAACTGATCGAATTGAAGTCGCATTGTGGGGCTATAACGGCCGCATAGGCGTTGCAGTTTATTCAACACTTTTAATTATCACAACCATCTTAATATTTATTTTATGAGCATTAGAGCAAAATTTCAGTGTGAATCAATCACGCATTATCAGGGTTCAAAAACAGCAAAATTGAGAGCTGTATATGGCACATCTGAAGAAAATAAAGACTTTACAAAATACACTCCAAACGGTGAATTGAGCATTGCAATTACCAATGATGCACCGGCTGACGGGTTCTTTGAAATTGGAAAAAATTATTATTTGGATTTTAGTCCAGTAGAATAATTTTTTCACGTTTTAAAATAAAATAAAAACGGACTGATGTTTCTACATCGGTCTTTTATTCATCACAACCATTCTAATTTTTGTTTAAAAATGAAACAATTAATAACCATCTTATTGTCATTGGCTCTGCTTTCGACGCAGGCACAGTATGCCGGCATGACAGCTGTCAACTTCGGCAATACAAAAGGTCTTGTAAGACTACCGGCGAATTATGCCACACAACCAAACAAGCGATTTCCGTTGATCTTGCATTTTTGCGGCAATGGCGAAGTGGGTACCAACTTATCCTTGCTTTTAAATACAGGGTTTGGTAGACAGGTAGCTTTGGGAAAGATCAGCGGGACGGTAGCCGATAGTATAATTCATGTTATCGTCCAAAGTCCTTCAAGTGGTGCTATAAGGCTACCGTCCGCAATCAATCCTGCCATTGATTACATCTTCAAAAATTATCGGGTCGATACGTCTGCAGATGCAAACGGTAAGTATGCAAACATTGTTCTTGCGGGACTCTCGCAAGGCGCATCGGACGTCTGGGATATTAATGCATGGACCGGCTCCGGGTATGGTGATCCGAAGTACGCTGGCAGATTTGGAAAGATATTCCTCATGAGCATTCCAAGCGCTTCGGCTTTTCCGGACGCTGCGTGTCTTCAAAGAATTAAAGGCGGGTACTATAAATTCTTCCATGGAGATAATGATCAGCAGGGATGTTGCGCATTATGGCCCGTGCAGGGTCTTGTTGTTTCGTTGACAAATTCGGGAAGCAAAGCTTCATTGACAATTGTCAAAGGCGGCACGCATGGAAATGACGTTTGGGACTTAGGATGGAGCCCCGCGAACAAAGACACTTCGGACAACATGTATTTGCAAGCAATCAAGGATTGGATACCGAGCCAGCCGCCGGCAGTTATCAATGAATATTATCAACCGGCAAAGTTCTATTACGCCGATGCGAACAGCTTCGTAAAAATAGAGTTATCCGGAACTGCAGTCTATGCAGATCCAAGCTTTACTCAGCTGAAAGAATACAGACTCATTGACGGTACCGTATGTAAAACAGTTATCACAAGATTATGACAGAAAAAGAAATATTGTTCTGGATAAAAGGCAACCTCGGACCATTAATCCAGAAGGCATTCGCCGAAAGAAAAAATACAATCTATACCGAGGATTGGATTGCCGCAATGATCTACCGCGAAACCGGTTTTCTAATTGGTAGATATGTTGCCCAGAAGGTCAAGTTTCAAACCATCTGTGAACTGATGAAAGGGGATTATGGCCAACGGCCAGGAGAGACAGAAAAGCAATACCATGGATTCGGTTTTTTGCAGATCGACATAAAAAGCTTTCCCGATTTTGTACGGTCCGGAAACTGGAAGAACCCTTATCTCACTATCGTTAAGGCTATTGATGTTCTTGAATCAAAGAGAAAGTACCTCGAAACGAAGTCAGAATATTTAAGGCTGAATGATGATCAGAAAGCCCGGGCAATTACCGCTGCATATAACACTGGAGAGGGAAATGTTTTCAAAAGCGTTGTAGCCGGTCGCGATGTTGATTCAACAACCTATAACAAAGATTATTCAAAAGAAGTTTGGCGGTTTATAGAGATCTACCGCTCCTTAGCTTAGTTTTTTCATATGGCAAGTTTCATAAAAAGCCCGACATTTTTATGTCGGGCTTTTTATCTAAAATACATTACTGATCCGTTTTAAGTCTTCATTTTTCCTATTTGCGCTTTCAATATCATAAACGTTCTCCACCATAGCGGTCGATGTATGGCTGTTGATCGCTGCGGCTGCCTTTTGGGCTTGCTCAATTTTATGTGTTACAATGCTTACGACCTCTGTACTAAATAAGTGCTTGAGTGAATAAAAATCCGCTTGAATACCGAGCTTTTTTTGTTTCACGAGACGATACCATCGTTTCGTGATTTGATCCTCCCTAATGGCATTTTCTCCGGGAACTAAACCACGGCTGAAGATATAATGATTGGGATTAGCGTCTTTAAGAATTTCTTGCCAATGATGTAAGCAGCCATTATTGATAACCTTTAAAACCTCGCGGTGCTCTTTTCCTTTTTTTGTCAAGACAATAAATGTTTGGCTTTTCAGATCGACATCTTTTACCTTGAGGTTCATCAATTCAACAATACGGCAACCCGACCGGAAGAAGATTTCAGTAAACCGCCAGAATACAGGATAGTTAATAACAAGATGTTTCTTTACGATTTCTCTTTCACTTTTTGTCAGAGTCCTTCTTATCCGTTTTACAGTTTTTTGCTGTTTTAAATTCAGTGGAATATTGATGTCTGTAATTTCCAATTCTTCAAGTTCATTGTAAAGAATGCCCAGGTACTTCCGGTAATGATTATATAAGTTAGCAGACCATTTTTCTTTATCTTTTTCAAGTTGAACAAAAATAGCTTTGAAGTGCTTTTTCTTGATATCGCAGATCGGTATCAAATCATACATCAATTTTTCTGTAGCGGTGCCAAAGTGAGACAGCATATTGGCAATGTCCCGCTTTGTTTTTTTCTCACATTTCAAAGAGGCGAGCGCTTCTTTCAGTGCCATTAAGAAAGGGGTTGCTGCAGATATTTCAGCGTGAGCGTTTTTCGCTACTTGATCCGTGATTCTGTTCAGGCCATTTTTCAGTTGTTCCAATTCATCGTTAATTAGGAACTCGGTTACCTGGCGTTTCTCTTGCGCAGTTTCTAACGAATTCATGCCTTTAATGACAATCTTTTTCTTTTGCTTCAAGACATCATCATAAAACCAATAGGAAATTCTCCACGTTAAGTTTGAATTTGCTTTTGCAGTTTTCCAGTTGTTGGGAAACACACTCATTTTGCCAGCACGGCAATTGTTTGGTAGCTGTAGCAT